GCAAGCAGCATGTAGGGTCAATGGAGTGGGAGATACGCACTCGACACTTTGGTACAATGAAAGGCGAATATATTTGCACATTAGACAATTATCATGGTGATGCAGACATTATTGACTATTCAACGGCAGAAATGCCAAGCGAACATAAGTCATTTAATCTGATTGAACTGTATAATGGTCAGTATGCACTGTATCCAAACAACAGATGTCGCATCTATGACATCTCATTAACTCCTCAAGACCCCAAGACACCAGATTTTAAAGTATCTACCGAATGGTATCAAGTAGAAAATGGTGTTCACTGGGGTCGTTTGGGTGATTGCGATGATTATTTCTGGACAACACCTGAAGAAAGAGAAGAATATCCACAAAAAGTCGTTTCAGACATCGATGATCAATATTCACATCATATTGAGGCACAACCAGAATGAAAAATCCACCAAGTCATGATTTCCTAGATCATCTAGCGAACGATCAATGGCAAAAAATAAATAACCAAAGGGATGGAAACCCCTCAAAAAGTTCTGATTCAACCCGAAAGGAGAAAAATGGCGAAGTATCACGTTGATAGGGACACAAAATACATGAAAGAAATGTGGGGAACAACATCTTTGATCACAGATTACTGGCAAGGAGCAGCAGGAAAGACAGATCCAGAGGAAGTTGAACTGAATGAGGTGATGTATAATAAGGCAAAACCAAAAAAAGACCTGAATGAACAAGAAATCTTCAATCCAGAAGACTATACAGACATTCCAAATCGCTATTAAACCTCAATAAATACTAAAAACTATTATAGATATACTACAAGTATATTAAGGTTGGATGACTGCTCAACTTTCTAGAGGTTTTAGAGATATAAGTTTGTCTTTTGTAAGGCATCCTGTGACAAATGACATCACTGTCCTCAAAAATGAAGATGCGATTAAAAAATCTGTCATTAATTTGGTGAGAACCGTAACTAATGAGAGGTTTTTTAATCCTTTACTGGGTACAAGTGTAGGTAGTTCTCTTTTTGAATTGGTAAATGAAGACTCTTTTGACTTTTTAGAGGATGAAATAGAAATTTTACTTAAAAATTTTGAACCTAGAATTGAAAATATAAAAGTTTTCGCTCAAAGTCAGGTAGACAGTAACGGTATTTTCGTTCAAATTGGTTACGATATCGTTGGTCTACCTTTTCCAACCCAACAAATTGAGTTTCTATTACAAGCCACTAGAGTATAATGTCATTTAATCAGTTTACTAACCTAGATTTCAATGATTTGCGTGTTCAGATTAAGGAATATCTGCGGGCAAATTCAAATTTTTCTGATTTTGACTTTGAAGGTTCTAATTTTTCGGTTTTAATCGATACTTTAGCATATAATTCATATATTAACGCCTATAATACAAATATGGCGGTCAATGAGTCATTCATTGACAGCGCAACTCTGCGTGAAAATGTGGTTTCTTTGGCGAGAAACATTGGATATGTCCCCAGATCCACAAAATCACCAGTTGCAAGGGTAAGTTTTACTGTAGATACGTCTGGAATCTCTGGTGGAGTTAGAACTGTTAAATTAAAGGCAGGAGTTGTTGCATTAGGTGCAGTTCAAAACGGAAATTACATTTTTTCTATCCCAGAAGACATTACAGTCACTCCAAATAGCAGTGGAATTGCTAGATTTACAAATATTGAAATTTTTGAAGGAAATTTACTGAAAAAAACCTTCACAATTGATGATTCTCAGATCGCACCGAAATATATTCTTCCAAATCAGAATATTGACACATCAACAATCCGTGTAGAGACCGTTGGATCGGGAATTGAGAACTTTATTCCATATCAAAACATATTTGAGGTCGATTCTACGTCTAGATTGTTCCTTACACAAGAAATTGAAGACGAAAAGTATCAAATTTTGTTCGGTGACGGGATTTTGGGTAAAAAACCCGAAAATGGAGCAACTCTTAATATCACTTATATTGTAACAAATGGAAGTGCAGCAAATGGAGCTGCAAATTTCAATTTTTCTGGTCATTTAACGTATATTCAGGGTAATACTGAGACAACTGTCACAAGTGGAGTATCCGCTATAACGACTGTGACGCCTGCTACGTCGGGTGATGAGATAGAACCTATAGATAGCATCAAATACCTCGCTCCTAGGGTCTATTCGTCGCAGTATAGGGCAGTTACAGCGAATGATTACACTGCTCTCATTCCATTCCTTTATCCAAATGTAGATTCTGTCACTGCATATGGTGGCGAAGAACTTGATCCACCACAATATGGAAAAGTCTTCATTACAGTGAAACCAAAAAATGGTGAACTAATCCCAAATGTGACAAAAGATGCGATCAAGAGAGATCTGAAGAAGTATACTGTTGCTGGTATTAAGCAAGAGTTTATTGACTTGCATTATCTGTATGTTGAGTATGATTCAACAGTTTCATATGATCCAAGTTTCATTCCAAATGCTTCTGAACTGAAATCAAGAATTTTGAGTGGATTAGCATCATATGCAAAATCAACAGACATTAATTCTTTTGGTGGAAGAGTCAAGTACAGTAAGTTACTGAATATAATTGATAAGGTAGATACAGGAATTACCTCAAACATCACAAATTTGATCATGAGGAGAAATATGGTTCCTCTGACGAATCAACTTGCCAACTATGAAATTTGTTATGGCAATAGATTCCATGCTGATACAGAGGGATTCAATATTAGGTCATCTGCATTCAGAATTGAAGGTGTGGATGGTGATGTGTATATGACTGATATGCCAGATAATGGTTCAACCGAAATGGGAACATTAAAATTATTTACTTTTTCGGATAATATTGTTAAGTATATCAATACTAATGCAGGAAAGGTTTATTACGATAAAGGAGAGATCATTGTATATCCCATAAATATCGTTTCGACAAATCTTTTAAATAGAATTGAGATTGAAGTTGTTCCGGAATCCAATGATATTCTGGCAAAAGAGAACATGTATATCGTACTAGATACTACAGGAAATAGTACATTGACTCTCAAAGAAGACCTCATGGCATCTGGATCTAACAGGTCCGGAACAATCTACATTCCACCATCAAGTTTCTCTAGTTACAGAAAATATACAAGATAAAAAATGGCAGATAAAAAGGTAAAAATCGGCAATATTCTGGACAACCTGCTGCCAGAATTTATCAGAACAGACAATCCATTATTTGTTGACTTCCTCAAGCAGTATTATATCTCCGAGGAGAGAGATTATGGATCAATTTATCTGATAGATCATCTAGATTCCTTTAAAAATGTACAATCATTTGCCGATTTAATTATTGGGACACTTAATCCAGCAACTGGAGAACCTTTTGTTCCAATTAAATTAACTAAGCAAGTCCTTCACTTGGATGAAACCATTGAAGTTAATACTACCATTGGTTTTCCTGATCAGTATGGATTGCTTAGAATTGAAAATGAAGTAATTACATATACTGGAAAAACAGCAACTTCTTTTACTGGTTGTGTTCGTGCTTTTAGCGGTGTCACCGCTATTGAGTCCTCATTGGACCAAGAGTATCTTCAATTTAGTTCAACGGACTTTGATGACCATCCAGAGGGCACTCTGGTATCAAATTTAAATCATGTATACCTTCAAGAGTTTTATAGAAAGCATAAGAACCAATTTCTTCCTGGTTTTGAAGAAAGACAGTTCCAGAACGTTTCTATCGAGAATATTCTCTCTAGAGCAAAGGATTTCTTTAGTTCCAAAGGAACAGAAACAGCACTCAAAATCCTGTTTAATGTTTTATTTGCGAAAAGGGTTACAATTACAAAACCATTTGATCAAACAATCCAACCTTCTTCTGCAGAGTGGGTAAAAACTGATGATATCATTGTTGAAGCAATTGAAGGAGATCCAAAGAATTTAGTTGCAACTACACTACAACAAGATTCTACTTCAAGTCCAACAGCAACTGGAGCAGTATCTGCTGTTGATGAAGTTTTTCTTGGAAGGAAAAAGTATTATAAAATTTCTTTTTCTGACGGTTCTATTACCAACAAATTTGCAATTAGTAAGAAAACAAAGGTTATTCAGGAAACCGCTTCTGTCGAAGTTGTAACTGTAGACTCCACGATGGGATTTCCAGAATCTGGAACTTTCTATTATTTTGATGGAGTCAAATATGTCGAAGTTTTATACCAATCTAAAAATTATAATCAATTTTTGGATTGCGGTGGTATTGGTCTTCCATTAACACCTAATCAAGAAATTAGCGATGCAAGATTTGTTTATGGGTTTGAAGATGGAAATGTAAATAAACCAGTGAGAATGAGAACTGTTGGAACAGTTTCAGACATTACTAGTAAAAATTCAACAAGATATTTTAAAGAAGGAGATATAATTGGTTTAGAGTCATTTGGTGAAAAGTATAAAGATAATGAACCTCTATTTACCAAGTGGTTCTACAATAATGTCTCATATATTGATGTTGAAAGTGTAGACGTTGGTGCTTTGCAGTTTACTACAAAAGCGGATCATTATATTAATAAATTCGACACAGTAGATATCCTGTTACAAGATTCACTGTCTCTTATTGATGATAATGTTCAAATTTCTGGTGTTACGGATAGTAAAAATGTTCGTATCGCTTCCACTACTGCAACACTCAATCCAGCATTAAAGTATGTTCTTAGGAAGAGAATAGGATACGCATCTACAGAATTTGGCATTGATACTGGATTTTCCAACATCCAAAACTCATTTGTGGATGATGAAGGTAATGCATATGTAGCATTCAATAGTTTACCATCATATCCAGATATTCAAGTATCAAATAGATCAGTGGGAATATCAACTGATAACTTTGATATTAGTGGAGGAACTGGCAATATAACCATTACAAATCATGGATTTGAAAATGGAGAGAGAGTTTATTATAATCCAGCAGATGGAACAAAAGAAAGTTTTAGAGGTGGAACAGATGTTTTTGATGGAACATATGTTGTAAAAAAAGTAGATGATAATACGATTAGACTCGGTTTAACTTATCCTGCTGTAGAAAATAATAATATTATAACTTTCATAGGTGTAGGAACTGCCGATCATACCATTACTCCTATTGATTTTTATTCATTCTTAAGAAATGGAGTCAAATCTTTAAGACCACAGAGTTATTTTAAGAGATTCCTTAAAACTCCGAAAAAACAAATTTCAAATAGCGATATTCAAGGTCCAATTGGTGTTGCATTGAACG